ATGGCTTACAATTTGAAAATTACTGAATATGCTAACGGTCAATTAGAGGTTATAACGTATAAACAGGGTGTTTATACAATGTTGGATGGTGAGAGTTCTTACCGTGCTGATATGATTGATAAAAATGCTGATGCATTAGCGTGGCGGTTTGCGTCTTATGTGATTGATGAAAAGACTGGTCAAGGTCGTTTTATTCCTCGAATTGATGATGCGGAGTATTGTTATAATCCGTTTACCGAAAAAATTCAGCGTGTTTATACGGTAGAGGATGAGATAGTCGAAAAAAAGAAAAAACTCGATAATTTGTCTCGTTCGTTTCGCCGCACTCGTTCGGCTTTGTATATGTACGCTAGGCAATGCAACTGGGAGTATTTTATCACATTGACCTATTCGCCGGATAAATTAGAAAATCGTTATGATTTTTCGTTGTGTATGAAAAAGGTGCATACATGGATAAATAATTGCAAGAAACGAAAAGCGGAGAATTTGTTATATTTACTTGTGCCGGAACAGCATAAAGATGGTGCTTGGCATATTCACGGATTGTTATGTAACACTACTGGACTTACGTTTACTGATTCAGGCAAAAGATATAATGGAAAAATCGTTTATAACTTGGATGATTGGAAACTAGGCTTTTCAACTGCTACAAAGGTTACTGATACTTATAAAGTATCAAACTATATTACTAAATACATAACTAAGGATTTGTGTGCTGTTACTTCCGGCAAACAAAGATATTTTGTTTCGAAATCCATTCCGAAACCAAAGACGTATACTGCTTTGGTGGATTCTAATAAGGTTGATAATTTCATTCAAGAAGTCGCTGATTCTTTTGGTGCTGATTTAGAATATCAAAAGGATGTAAGCGGTTACTTGGATGTGAATTATAGATATTATAAAAAATGTCAAGAAGAAAGTGAGGACAAAGAAAATGGCAAACAGTAACAAGCAAACGGAAACACCTACACATTTATTTTCTATGGAGATTAAACCAGTAACATTGCCCCAGGCAATCTATATTGATGCTATCGTTATTCCGGAAATTAATGTGGTATTACAGCGTCATGCTGGCAACCTTAAAGAGTTAGGAAAGGAGATTTAAAAAAAATGATTAAATTAGTAGGTTATATTCCAATGAAGAAAAAGAAAGGTAAAGTATTATTCATTGAACAGGATGGTAGTGATTCTGTAGTCGGAAAGGTGACAGACAAGATATTCTTGTTTGATGATTTATCTGACAAAATTAAGCCGGAGCATATCGGGCATGAACTTGCTGTTTCGTATGGTATGGGGTATAGCGGAAAAGCCTATGTTTCTGATGTTTCGGTAAAATAGCGGTCAACCTTGGCAGTGCGCAATGTCAATTGACATATAACATTTTTAAGGAAAGGGGTAAGCACTATGGGTGGAGTATTAGCAGCAAGTGCAAGTGTAAGTATGACAGATGCAGTGACTAGCCTTATGGGCGTTGTATCCACTGTAATGAAAACCATTACTGGTGATGCAGTATTAATGACATTCTTCTGCGCCGGTATTATTGGTATTGCCATTGCAGTAGTTAAAAAGTTACGCTAATAGGCGTATTTGTAACATGCAAAATAGTGCCGGGGCGGTTTATCTGCTCCGGCATTTATCAATTCAATGAGGAGGTTTATATGATGCCTACAATATTAAATTCGAAAAAATTACAAAGTAAATTGTTTTATATAATTACCTTTTGCATGGCGGTTATGTTAGTTAGTCTGATTATGATGCACCCAACCGAGGTAAAAGCGGAAGATTTGTCGGTTGGTTATCCGGTTAATGGCACTCAAAATGCAACGTCTTTAGGGACTACAACTAAGGAATTTTCTAAAGTGTCGTTGTTTAAAGTATCTTCGTTTACTATTCATTATCAGACTGTAAATAGCACTACTAATAAGGTGCATAAACATACGTTAACTTATAAATTCCGTTCTTTAGGTGGCAAATATGATGCTGCACCGATTTATGTATTTAAATCGGCATATCCGTCTGGTTCTTCTGGTATTTATAAAAGAGTTTATGCTTTTTCTGCTCAACCTTTTGAGATTATATGTACGGATGCTGATAGTGACGGTCATATTATTTATAATCGTACTCAAACTAATGATTATAATCGTCCTTATGGGTATGGTAATTCTTTAGATTTTCCGGGCAATTTGTCCAATGAGTATTTTTTAAATAGTAGTAGTTGGTGGGATGTTTTAGGTTTTGTTTATGATTATTTTGGTGGAACTGCTTTAGAAACAAAAGACTATAATATTAGTAATACTGAATTTTCTAATGTTGTCAAAAGTGGTACTAAGACAGACTTAGGCTTTTCACCTGATAATGCTACACATTCTGACAAACTCGGTAGCCTTATGGGTGTATCATCTGATGTATTATTCATTACTGGCGGCAATAATCAGACTGTTGATTCTGCTTATCTGCTACGGTGGAAAGGTAAGACTTCAACTGGCTTTGATTTAAATGGGATGGATGGTTATAAAAAAATTGAGGTTCAGACACGTATTGAACTAAAGGGGTATTATTATTCCGGTGTCGGTACTAATGGTGACAAGCTAGAACTTGTTCATAATGCCGATAGTTGGTTTGATTGCCTCAATGTAACTGCATCTGAAAAGAAGATTAGAGTTGCTACTTCTGAAATGGAAACTAATTTACCGTCTTTCTTTGATGAATATAAAAATATCAGCAATCTTCATGGCAAAGATTATGACGTGAAATTTTATATGCGTCCTGTTGCGCTTTCTGAAGATGGTTGGGTGTATGGTGACTGGATTCGTTATACAATTAATAAGGTCACTGGTACTGGTTATATAACTGGTGATTCTACTGGTGAAGTTTCTGGAGGTGATTTTGACCCTGGTACTGGTGAGTTTGTGCCTGACCCCGATAGTCCTTCTAATGGTACGTCTGACGTTGGTACGGGTAACGGTTCGTCTTTGGATGATGCGGAGGATGATGCTACTACGGGCGGTAACGGTGGCTCGTCCGGTGGTTTAACCGATTTGAAAAGCTTTTTTGATATGGTCGGTCAGATACCGTCTTTGATTGCTGATATATTGTCTTTTCTCCCGGCTTGGTGCCTTGGATTTATAGCGTTCGGGTTTGCTGTTTTTGTTGCATTGATGATAGTAAAAGCTGTGAGGGGGTAGTGCATGGATATACTTGCATTGTTTAAGATGGTAGCGGATTTGTTTGTCAAGTTTTGGTCAATTAATATGCATATTGGCAAGTATACGATTTCTGTCGGTGCGGTTGTCGTGTTCTGTCTTGCGATAGGTCTTATTATAAAGTTTATGAGAGGTATTAGCGAATAGAAACGTTTGAAGTTAAGAGATTATTTAATATAAAAGATTCAATAAATGCGTGGAATAGGAGAGTAAACGATGAAAAGATTAATTGAAATAGATAGGTTGCTTCAGGATGTCAACAACACAATAACAGAAAAATCTGATGCTATTGATTGGATAAATTTGATTAATTGTCAGCCGATCGCCTACGACCCGGAAAAGGTTGTGAAGCAGTTGGAAAAAAGAAGTTCATTAGCAAGACCAGTGGGATGGTCTAAATCGTATGAAATTATTACTTTAGAAAATGCGATAGAAATAGTAAAGGGCGGTGGAGTAGATGAGTAGTGAGGTTGTTGTATATGATACGGAAACTATGCAGATTTCTACGGAAAATGTGGAAGAGAGTACGGAGAACGTGGAAACGTCTACGGAAGTTACTGATTCCGGCGGTACGTTGGATGATGATACACTTGTTTCCATAGATGGTAAATTGTCGGTTATAATGTTTCTCCTATTGTTTATGTTTTGTTGGTCGTGTATGCGTCATTGGAGAAATAACGTACTTAAGGGGGTGAAGTAGTACATGGATGCAATTGTAAATTTGATAATTGGAGAGAGTACAACGCTAGACGTTTATGTATTTGTCCGTCTTGTAGTGGTTATGATGGCTCTTGAATTGTTTACCATGGCTTGTGGTTTGATTGGAGGAATGAAAAAATGACATTTATTGTAATAATTGGAATAGTTATATTATTATGGCTTTCTGTTATTGCTAGGATAGTAGCGTTTCATCCGATAAAAACAATCTGTTACGCTATAAAAGATTCTATCATGTATTTCAGACATAAACAGTATAATTATTATAACGCTGGCATTTTAAATTGTTACTGCGCTCATTTTGGCGGTGGAAAAACGTTGTCTATAGTCCATTATGTTGATGCTATTTTCAAACGTTATAATAATAAAATGGTGTGGGATAGAGGTCGTAAGAAATTTGTGCGGCAAAAGGTACATATAATTAGCAATGTGGAATTGTTGGCAGTACCGTTCGAACCGTTGCAATCTCTTTCGCAAGTTGTCTGTTGTGCTTACCGGAATAAAACTATTGATAATGAACAGAATACACGAACTGTTGTTATTGTTGTGTTGGATGAGGCAAGCGCACAACTAAATAGCCGGAGCTTTAAGACTAACATTGACCCTGCTTTTCTGAATACGTTGATTACTTCGAGACATTACCATATCTCGTTCATGTATTCGTCTCAAAAGTTCAAGCTAACTGACGCTCTTATGCGTTCTGTTACGCAAAGGTGTATCAACTGTAATAAAATATGGCGGTTTATGGTTCAAAATGAATATGACGCTGACGAAATGGAGTTTGCGTCAGACCCTACCATGATAAAGCCTAAAAAGCGTACTGGATTCCTTATTCTCGATTCCGACTATAATTCTTATGATACGTTGGCTTGTGTCGATAAATTGAAAAAGTCTGTAGATGAGGACGATATGATGAGTGAAGAAGAAATACTTACCATGCGTGGAGAAATGAATCCAGATAATGATTCGATAACCAACCGTTCGAAACGGTTAAAAAGAAGAATGAAAAAAAGGTAAACTTAGTGCCTTTGTCCGGACAGCTTGCGCGGACAAAGGCACTTGTGATATAATTGATATATTCTATATAAGGGGTGTGATTTTTCTTGAAAGAAAAGGTGTTTAAATTTATTGTTGTTAGCTTTTTGGTGTTGTTTTTTGTGTTCGCTGTTTGTACACTGGCTGATACGTTTCTTAATCATAAAATGGGTGTACCGTCTGTTAGCACTGGTCACTTTGATTCATCCGGTGAATTTGTGGAAGATTCTTATTAAATTAATATTTTGTAGTGGCTGCAAAGCACAGCTTGCCTAAGCTGTGCTTGTTCACCCTTGTATATAAAAGACTAATTTTTGTCAACGGCTACGTTTTTTTATGCACTGGTTTTGTGCTTAAAAAAATTAACTGATCGTTCCACTGGTTTTGTGGAACATTCAGTTAACCGTTTACTAAAATTGGCTTTTATGTCGGTAGTAGCTTGTATTCAAAAAGATAATCAATTATCTTTTGTGGTGGTTGATTACTGGTAGCGTGTAACTAATAATTATATAATGATTTCAACCGTGTGTGTACACACGGTTTTATTATGGGAAAATTATGTGTGCTAGATAAAAAAAAGTTGACTTCCGTGCGTTAATATGGTATATATAGGGTATAAGCTATCTATTCGCAAAACTCATGTTTTGCGAATAGATACTTCACTACCACTATATATACCATATTAACGCACAAAGCAGACTTTACATCAAGTCTTTTGAATCTAATATAATTGTAAATGGACCGTCATTCAGCAAAGTTATCTTCATATCAGCTCCAAAGGAACCAGTTTGTACATCTGGAACTTCGTCACGACATTTTCCAATGATATATTCATATAATTCGTTAGCTTTTTCTGGATTACCTGCATTTACAAAGGACGGTCGATTTCCCTTACGGCAATCTGCATATAATGTAAATTGTGAAACTAACAAAAGGGATCCATTTACATCCTTTAGACTTAAATTTGTCTTGCCATTCTCATCTGCAAAAATCCTTAATCCCAATAGCTTTTTAACTAATTTATCTGCAATTTCTTCATTATCATCCTCCGCAATTCCGATTAATACCAGATATCCATTCTGAATGGAACCAATAATTTTCTGTTCAACTTCAACTTTGGCATGTGTAACGCGCTGTATTACGAATTTCATTCATCTAATTCCTTTCTTTACATATTCTTATCCTATTATATATGTAAAGACATGGATTTTCCAGCAGTTTTCATGTATAATGTATTCGTAAAACACAATGAACACAAAACCTGGAGGCTATTCATGAAACTTCAAAAATTATATAGTTATACCAGAAAGGCAATTGATGATTTTCAGATGATTAAAGAAAATGATTCTATTGCGGTTGGTATTTCCGGAGGAAAAGACAGTCTTACGCTGCTATATGCCCTGGCTGGTCTACGCAGATTTTATCCGGTGCACTACTCTCTTACTGCCATAACAGTTGATTTGGGATATCCGGATTTTGATTTAACAGAAATCAAAGCATTGTGTCAGAAGCTGGATGTGCCATATCATATTATTCCAACACAGATTGGGGCAATTATAAAAGAGCAGAACCAAAAGAATAGCCCCTGCTCCCTTTGTGCAAAGCTTCGTAAAGGAGCATTAAATCAGGCGGTCATTGAACTCGGCTGCAACAAAGTTGCTTATGCGCATCATAAAGATGATATCATAGAAACGATGCTGCTTTCGCTTATGTTCGAGGGAAGATTTTATACATTTCCTCCTGTTACACATCTCGACCGTAGCAATCTCGATGTTATCCGGCCACTGATGTATGTTCCGGAAGTCGATGTAATTGGTTTTAAAAATCATTACAATCTTCCTGTTGTTAAAAATCCATGTACATTTGATGGAAAAACAAAGCGTCAATATGCCAAGGATTTATTACAACAGCTTAATAAAGATCATCCTGGTGTAAAGAACCGTTTATTTACAGCAATTATAAATGGGAATATTCCAGACTGGAGGCAATTATCCAATGAATGA